CCAAGCTCTAACGCGACTGAACGTAAACCTGGTGTGAAGACTCGTGTACCTGTATTACCTTGAGCCGTCGCGAAGTCAGTCTCATCAATAGCTTCTGCCGTCATCGTGAGTGAGTAGGCATTTGCTCTACCAATGATCTCCCGCGCAATGAACTCACCGGAACAGGTAACTGCGCCAGCCGCTGGGGCCGTAAGTGTGACCCGACCAAAGAGATAATCCACCGAGACAATGTTTGCAGCCGGAATTAGGGTTGCAGTATCGTCGAAGGTCGTTGCTACTGTACGATCCCATACTTCACGCGTAGGATCATCGATCTGATATGTTTCCGTAGTCCCTGGGACTAGTGTCATCGATTCATCGGTGAAGCTTGTTGGTGTACCAAACTTCATAATGTCCGCTACATAACCCGCGAACCCTTTGAAGATACCGTTAGAGCTGATTGACCAACCCGTGAGGCCAATCTCATTCGATTGGAATGTTTGTCCTAATACTGTGTCATCAATAGACTCTGCCTCTGAGCTGAAGCTTCCTTCAGATCCAGGCAATGGGTATTGAGTGACACCAGCGTCATCGGATAAATTAATTACTTTTGCTGCCATTGCTTCTCTCCTTACAGAGCTTGCCTATTGCTGTTCGCCACTACCTGTGGCTCAATTATGAGGGCAAAATTTATAGTAAACATAGGCCTCATATCATCGTCACGACCAATAAAGCCGAGATCGCCATTCTGTGTAACACTAACCAACCGATCACCATCACTGGTTGTAAATGAGTCAACACCGAGCAGTAAATCCTTAACAGCCTTTGCTTCTCGGTAGGTTGCTAAATACCCATTGGTTTTGCCTCTCACCATTATCTGACAAGTAGGATAATCCAATAGCCACTTCGGATTTGGTTCTGTACCCACCGTATCCGTAATCATTATAACCTCATGTGGACTCTTCGGCATAGCTCCTATCTCCAATGCCCATCCCGAGGTCCCTGCATGTGTGACAAGCAAGTCCCTAAGTATTGCACTAGGCGGGAACTCAGCCACCCTTTGCTAACCCTCCATTCTTCCGCATATACAAAACCACACGCCGCGCGAAGGTGTTAATCTTTGTATTCACTGCCACCTCTAGAAACTTGGCCTGTGTAGGTGGGGCATGTCGCACAATCAGATTCTCGTGGACAAATGCTGCATATGTAGGACGACCATACCGACCATACCCAATAGCTGCTACCGTACCTCCAGCTGTACGCCGCGTTTCAACAAACCCCGAGCGCTTCAAATTGCCTGTATCCACTGGAACAAGTCGCTGTGATTCCTCAAGGACTGGTTGGAGTCCAAACTTAATAGCTTCAGGCGTTATGTTGTTGATGTGGTTAATAACCTTCTGCATGTTATCCACAAGCAACTTGCTCTGTGCCTTAATATGCCCTATGTAAGCAGCCTCAGATGGAGATACAACTCTCGTAACCCTCTGACGACCTATATTTAATTGGATAGCAGGCATTAGAGCCACAACTTCCTGAGGGCTATAACATTCCTCAGGTCCGTAATCTTATTGAGGCCACGAATCCGCTTAGCCTCTAGTGTCGTAGGATCAACAGTTGCAGTCTCGTCACCCTCGATGACATAATCACCAATTGATAGATCCGTATTGAGGTACACAATTGCTGAGGATAATACTTCCTCGAGGTCTACATTGATAAAGAGTTCCTGCTTCTGCTCCCATCGCCCCGAAAGTAATATAGGCGTACCAAACGTAAAACCCCCATAACCGTCGGACCCTGTAACAGGCCAATGGGTAACATCATGATTGAGTGCGCTAGCAAACATGCTAGACCACCCTAAAGTTGGCTTTGAGCTGCGTCTGTGCAGCAGCTGCCAACGTACCGGTGCTATCAAGTGCTAATGCAGCTTGACCAAACCGGGTTGTATTGAGGCCGCCGCTGAAGATGTTAGCGTAACTCTCATCCGCCTCGCCGAGCTTCTTACGTGTAAGTGCCCCACCTTCTTCGGTAAGGGCAACAAAGTGAGCAGCTAGGTAGAGTTCGATTTTCTCGAGGATAGTATCGCTTAGTCCTGCACTCGTGAGGATCTCATCTACATACGCATTGGCGGTATCAATGAAGTTGGTGTCAAGGGTATCATTCAGAATATTCGTCTGGATGATCTCTTTGACTGCCTCCGCCGTTACCCTAGCTGCCACTTCAACTACGACGCCTTAGCGCCGCCTCCTGCTGTTGCCTTAGGTGCTGCCGCCGGGGCTGGTACATTAGCAGTGCGCTTGGCTGCATCTGCTACGATCCTAGCATCTTTAGCCGTTGCCTCTGCAACCTTAGCTTCTGCTTCTGCTACCTCAGGAGAGATAAGATATCGTGCAAACGATTTGGCTGCATTCGGTGTAAGTTCAATCTTGTCACCTATGCCATAGAGGCATTTCTTGCCATCTTTGTCATAGCCATGAATTGGTTTGGGGCCTTTAACGATCCGCGTTACTAGTTTTGACTGTGCCTCTGCCATGATCTTTCCTCTTGCTTGAAAGTACCCCCTCCGAAGAGGGGGTATCTAATTTACGCTGCTCCCAATTAGGAGAGTACAGCAATGCCGGATTGAAGCGTCTGTGTCCATCGCACACGTGGGATCATGATAGACATGACCTTGAAGTGTACTTGCATACCGCCCTGGGTTTCCCACTGAACGGTTGTTGGCTGCATACCAATCACTTCCTGGATTACATCGCTTGACAGCTGGAACATAAACGCTGTTGCTGCGGGGCAATCTCGTGACGGTATAACCGTTGAGATACCCTGGATCCGGAGGATACGATCAAGAACCGTAGAGCCAGTACTGGTGGTTACCTCATAATCCGTCTGCAGGAAGTTCCATGTAACGTAGTCAACAACCAACGCGTATGGACCGTACATGTGGTCAGTTTCCAGCGCTGCAATAGCTGCTAAGCAATCAGCGATGATCTCTGCCGCGGTTGAATCAACACCCCACGTATGAGTACCTGACATCGTCACAGCTGAACTGTTAGGAACAGTATTCAGACCGTAGATGACGCTGGTACCAACTGCTGTTGCGTGTCCTGCAACAACCATACTCTCGGTAGCTTCAGCAACCAAACGTCCAGCTACTTGCGCTTGCGCCGTATCCAGGGGCTGACCCGTGGTGCGTGAAGCATGCAGCTTACGAATGTTAAGCGTGAAGTCCTTATGGATGATCGGCAGTGGCATGCTCTTGAGGCTGTACTCAAGCGTATCTTGCTCACCACGCGTCACACCAGCCATTGAAACGTTGGCTGGCTCCATATCTGACACATCTTCCCACTCGAGGATAGTTGTGCCAAGTCCGTTGGAGATGTTGTACGTAAGGCCTTGACCTACGAGGAATGAAACAAGCGGCAACCGTTTGGTGGCAACCTCGACCAAAGCTTGGTCATACTGTTTCCATTCATCTTTACGCAATACATCATTCGTGCGAAGGGCGTTAATGTTGAAGCCGGATTCCATCAGACGCATTGCTACGTCACCAGAACCAACCAACTGTCCACTCCCTGCAGAGATCGTATCGATTTGTACACCTGGTTTCATTTCATTTCTCCTATGAGTTCAGGGGTGGATTAAAGTGACTCGACTTTGACGAAACCTGCGCCAGTCCGAGCTACTAAGGCTATCGCAACCGCAACACCGGTTGTAATAGGGGAAAGTGCACCAGTGACTGTTGCTTCCAACAATTCACCTTGCGTGACGGTAGCATCAACGAGCACATTGAGTTCTGCGCCTTTAGCTGGGATAACATACAATAGTGTGTCATCTGTAGCATAAGCCGTATCGATGTCACCACCGACCACTTCGTTCTCAATAGCATACGCGTGTTGATGCGCAAGTCCCGCTGTTACTGCCGCAATAAGAGCTGCCGCACCTGCCAAGATCTCAATAAAGTGTCCTGGTGAGATTGCTTCGCCTGCGATTGCTTCCTTGCGGATACACAAATCCTCGCCTTTGAGGATGATTTTCTTAACTGCCATGAGTAATTACTCCTCTACTAAGACAGGGATTAAGCCGTTTTGCTCAGGTCAAACAACTGAACTGGCTCAGGTGGTAAATTATCATCTTCATGCTCTCGGGACACTACAGGGGCTTGTCCTTCAAACGTGATATCAGATGCTAGGGATGCAATCTGCTCGAGTTCAGTGAGGGACTTCGCTTGGAGGTCCTTATCACTAAATGAGCATCGTGCATTATCGAGTATGCCCTTAACGAGAGCATCCTTACGACCACTATGCATTCGCAGGCTTTCGTTCAGAACTTCCTGAACTTCCACTGGAGCGGCTGCAATGTAGTCTTCGGTGGATACAGGGCCTTCGTTGTTGTCAACGATTTCCTCTGCATTAGCCTCTTCAGAAGGTTCTTCAGAAGGTTCTTTAACCTCTTCAGTAGGGGCTTCAATTTCGATCGGAGACATACTGGCCAGCTGCGACTCCTCGAGCGTGCTCAGCCAATCCCGATCGCTGTCTGCGAACTGTGTTGCCTCACTGGCAATCAGGTCACTAACGAGCTGGTCTTTCTCTTTCATAGTACTTATCTCCTGGATGGATCCATCTTGGGTTTCTGTCTCATCCTCATTCACGGCATTATCAGTGACGTCGGCCGGATTGGGGACTTCAACAAACTGGGTAACAGGGCGGACTTCTTTTTTATCCGCCCCAATAGTAACACCGCCACCTTCGTCAATGGTGAAGGCTCTTTCAAATAACTTACCTGTGTCAAAACTTTCGTATACCACTATTCCGGTACCATCGCCACCATCAAAGACGGCCATGATCCAGAAGTACTGTTCCTGGGTACTAAGTGCACCCTGGATAGCTGTACGAGTATCATTGTCACTCAAATTCTCAGATGAGCCTGTGATACCTAGGATATCGCCGGCTTTCTCCATAATCTTTTGGAAGATGCCCTTTGTGTCGTCATCGCATTCACAGTTGCTGGCGTTTATATTCATTTGCATGGCCCTCATTACGGGCTTCATGTGATTGGTGCGCGGCGCCCCACAACCATCTGCTACTGAGCACGCACCTTTAACACCTACGGGGAGGATTGCGAGATGATCAGGGACGATATTACGCCAGATCATTTCAAATGCCTCACCTTCGAACTCACCTGAAGCTACTTCGGACATAGTGAATAGACCCGTGGAAACCTCCACCGTTTCATCACCACCCTTTAGCCGATCAACCGTATCCTGTACATCTTCGGACATGTTTTTAACACGTTCCTCGTTGATCCAGATTTCAGTCTTCAGCTTCCCATCGTTCGTTACCACAGTGTTAAACAATTGACCAAAACCAACGTCCTCTAGGACATCAGGATGACTTGCGGATACTGCTTCCCCATTAACTTTGGGGTGATCGAATACTACTGGACGTCCATTCCAACCATCTGGAAAACGCCCAAACTCTTCTGCGAGTGCTAATTCAGGGGCAGGCGCATTTGCTGGCCATAAGACACCTTCAACGAGTGCTACGCAGGGAATAATGGTGTGCTCTTCGTTGTATAGTTCAGCAGTGCGAATGCTCGCGACATCGGGTGTTGCCTGGATGGACAACATAATTTTATTCGGCATAGTCATGACCTTTGCTATACGTTAATTATAACTGGAACCAGTGAGAAAATCAACAGGGTTATTTGTGTTTTACGACATGCTTCCATATTTCCTCGATCTTATCCCGTAGGTGAGAGTGCTGTTCATCGCGTTTATCCTCCACATCATCGATCTTTTCATGTAGCCTTGTATGTGCTTTATCATTAGACCTATTCAAGTCATCAAGCTTTTTGTCTTGGCGTGATTCTACCTTCCACCAAACTGCTATAGCCCCTATAAAGAGGGGTATACCAATAGCCGCAATCCATTGCCATTCAATAGATAACACACCACCTACTCCGTAGACAACGCGTCTACCTGTTCTTTCACGACTGCCATGTCCGTAACCAGGTGACTCAAAGCAGCACTATAAGTCGTGCCATCATCCAACGTATGTTTTTCATCAATGACCTCACCAATCATTCGTTTTAATTCGGCTTCTTGTCCCAACGCAAAAGTATCTGCCGTTGAATCAGTAAGTCTTTGTGCAAGCAAAATGATGACGGCCATGCCGATAGCGCTGGCAATACCAATGATTGTCGATTTCATTCTTCTTCCTCTTTAGGTGAAGGTGCACGTATGGCGCGCGATTTGGCACGACGCAGTGCATCAGTTTCAGCTTTTGCTTTCGCAACTGCTTCACGTTCCGCTGCTTCACGGTTTAGGCGTTCTATTTCTGCATCATCACGCGCATGCTCAGCTTTTTGGGCTGTAATAAGATTGTCATATTGCGCGAACTTATCATACATCAACTGTTGCTGTTCTTCAAACTCCTCAGTCTGCTGCTGCGCCATTAGTAATGATTCATACGCATCAGCTTTAATGACAACCATATCAGATGCAATTGGCTCTGGGTCTGGTGGTGATAGTAATATAGGTGTTGGCGCAATTACTGGAATCTCTATCTTGCGTGCGCCACCAAACTCGAACCCGAACGACCCTTTAATGGCAGTCTCATTGCCCGCTTGTCCTATGGCTATCGTCAACGCAGAGTTACGATCATTGTCGAGCATGTAAGCATAACCAATTGCGATTCCAGTAGTGTTACCGACACGACTCAAGCCACCTGTCAGACGCGATTTCTGGTCTTGGGGCAGGTAGACTTGCATAGCGGCCTGGGCAGCTGCTACGTCTTTGATCTCCTGATACCACTTGTTGGCAATGGTGTGGTTGTTGTTAATAGTTGTGAGCCACTCTTCGGGAACCTCTCCAGGTGGGCCTTGCGGACCTGTTGCTCCCATAGCTCCGGTAGCTCCGGTAGCACCCGTAGCTCCAGTTTCCCCTTGCCGTCCTTCTGGACCTGTAGGGCCAGTTTCACCAGTTTCACCTCGTTCTCCTTGTGGTCCAGTATGATCATCATGGCCGCATTGCTGATGTCTTGAATTGCAGGGTGGATCTGTTGCCCATGCCATAGACCCCAGAAGTATGAGGCCCATTAAAAGTATGCGTTTCATTATTGTACTCCTACTGCTATTAGGCCTAAAGTGATGATGCCACGATAGTACCATTTATCTAATGTTCGTCCTTTACGTTCTTCCTCAAGGAGCTCCTGGCGAATTTCACTAAGCTCCTGTTGCATACGCCCTGCATTGACAAGGGCATCGTAACCTTCCTCTGTCTTGCGGAGAGCACTTGCATTAGCTATTGCGATCTCAATATTGCCTGCTGACACGATATCGTATCTATCTAGTGCTGACCAACATTCGACATTCTCAGCTCCCCAAGGTATAGCACACAATTCTGGTAGTGCTATTGGTTCTGCTACTTCTTGCGTGTCTACAGCCCGTTCAGCAAGATCCCAATCAGGGAGCTCTGTTCTAGGTACGCTTGCGCAGCCGACGGCTATTAAACCTATCAGCAATATCATCAAGATCTTCATTTGCCTTTCCCAGTTTGTCTAATTGTGCTTCAACCTTAGCCCGCGCATCAACTGCTTTGTCCTTATCGACTTGTGCAGACTCTGTTAGCTTCTTACCCTTCTGTATCTCCTTGGAGATACCAGAGTTAAGCATGTCCGTAGCTCGGTCTTCCTTCCTCTCGGCATTAATTCTGAGATTAGAAGCTCGAGCTGCGGCAAGAGCTAATAGGACTGCCGTAATGGCTAGCCCTATAGCCTTGACCCAGCCGAAGGATTTGAACTCATTAACCCAGGACATTTTCTTTCTTGAAGTAGCCGAACACAATCACAAAGAACGTGACCAAGTAACCCTGGTAGGCAGCAGGTATCTGAACGTAAATATCTGGCCAGGTGATCTTGACAATTAGCAACAATGACGATGCTAAAAACCCTGCGAGACCTGCAGCCTGGATTGTACTGGATGGCTTGTTCATGTTAACCCCTATATCCGTTACTGGATAGCAATAGTTATTACTAGATCACCTGGAGGTGAATCATCACCCAAAGTAAACGGCACTTCGAACCAGTTTCCCGGTTGATCGGCGATATCATAACATCGACCACGAACAATGTATTGATCACTGAACGGTAGGTCTGCTACTGGGGTTTGCAACACTCCTGATTGAAAGATACCAACAGTTGAATATGATGCACCAGCATCCGCACTTAATTCGATCTCAGCATCTCGGATCTCTTCAATTGGCAGGGGACCGCCAAGTTGTCGGACTATGGGCAGCACCCATTGAATCAGTATACTCTTCATTACTCTTGCTCCTTTACATTGATCTTCAAATCACCTGGTGCATTTGGGGGGCAAAACCACCCAAATCGTTTACACAACCAGGCTCGAAACTTTAGCCACATATTGCTACCACTATTAATGGGAGTGGTGCTGTACCTGCATTCCTCGCTGGATCACTCCACACTATGTTATTAAATGGTACTGCATAATGGCCGTTAACTTCCTGCGTAAGGTCACAAGTCGTCCCAAGCGGTATTGTACCAACCCCAAGGAGTAGAAACCCCCCTGGAATCTTGGACACTATCTTCACGACTATGTTCGTTGTAACAAATTCGGTAATAACCTTTTCAGCCTCGGTGGAAACCGGAGACGATACACCTTGATCATCATAGGACACTGCAACAAACCGATATGTGCCCGGCGTCATATTTGACAACACGAAGGATACTGCTGCGGGGTCAGCAATATTCCCCACCTCAAGATAAATCTTTGTCCCCGCAGGATTATCATACGGTCCAGCAGGGGTCAGAGACATTTTCTCTGTCGGATTTGTCCAAGACAGAGTTACTTCCCCCGCCTGTAGCGGACTACACATTAGTAGAAGGACGATTGTGCTTGCGATTATGTATTTCATGCTACCCTCTCAAAGTGTCCCCAATCCATTAAGGTTTGGTCTGTGGTGAGGCCGTCCATATCCCAATCACCACCATAGATTGTATTATAACCTAATTGATGAGATGCTGCAAGTAGTAGGCCCCCAATGATTGCGAATGCATGCGTATCCTTCCAAGGGATCCCCATTTTACCAGAGGGTAGCATACACCAAGGACCATAATCTACCGCATCACTTAGTGGATCCCCATTCACGTCCACAATGTTATGCTTTGAGTCAGGAAACATCTTCGTGGAGTTACCAGCGAAGAAGGCATCATTCTGTACTTCCTCACCACGCCACCCATGTATAATGGTGATCTCAAAGAGTTGCCATGAACGATACAGATCGAATATCTCCTGCAGCTCTGGATGGACAGTGCTAAGCTTTTGTTCTGACCGATTGCCGTATATCCACATGACTATGGTGCTCCATTAAGGTTCTTGATGCGATAGAACTTCTGTTGGAAGGCTTGAGTGCTAAGTGTACTATCCATGCGGACAGTTACAAGCCGTTTCTCCCAAATCTCATCTGCATTCGTTATGCCATTGTTATTGCCGGCGATTTGCACATTCACACTAGCCGCAACTCCCGATACGATCGCCCAATCAAGGATCTGTACGGGGATATGAGGATCATCCACATTATCAACCCGCCAATCAATGGTTGTTGGGACTACAGGATCCCCTACTTCATCAGTGAATACGAAAGTTAGGAACAATGAACTAAGTTCATTAATGACTATTTGTGACACAGTAAACTCCTCGTTACGCTTCTGGCCACGGATGTAGCGGCATATCCATATCAATGCCATACTTGCCTAGGTCAGTTGGTTGAATATTGATTGTGTATGCGGTACCCGTTATATTGATGGTGTATGAAGCGCAGCTAATTTCAATTCTACCTTCAAAGAAGAACGGGAGTATAGCATTACCTGATGCCGTAAGTAATTGTATTACCGGAGCACCACTAGCGCCCATGGTTCGTGATGCAGCACCACTTGCCTGGGCAAGTACTATACTAGGAGCACCAGTACCCTTCTTCACGATAGTGGCAGCACCACTGGTTGTAGGTATCGCTATAACCGGTGAGCCTGTAGCATTCTTACCTGTAGTTGCCGTACCACTAGCTGTAGGCAGATATGCCTGTACTGCACCATCTGCTGTATTAACTACCTCAGCGACACCAGTAGCCTGTGCAAGCGGTATGACTGGGGCACCAGTGGCAGTAAGTTCACTGAAGGTACCACCCGTGCCCTGTGATGTAATGAGCGTAGTACTTGGGGTACCTGATGCATTCCGCTCTATCTTACCTGCACCTGCTGATGTAGCAAGCGGTGTGACTGGGGCACCATTAGCAGATCGAGTTATTTTAGCTACACCAGACGATGTGGGGATCAGTATGGCTGGTGTACCATTGGCATTAACTATACCTTCTACTGAGCCAGTACCCTGTGATGTAATGAGTGTGGTGGCTGGAGCACCGCTAGCCGATCTATCTATGGCCGCTGATCCAGAAGAAGTAGGTAGGAATACTGACGGAGTACCATCGGCAGTCTTTATTACTTCAGCGGTGCCAGAGGCAGTAGGCAAGAATACTAATGGAGAGCCATTAGCACTTCTCTCTATTTTAGCTAGACCCGATGAGGTCGGTAAGAATATTGACGGAGAGCCATTAGCACCGCTTACACCTTCTGCACTAGCTGTACCTTGAGATGTAATAAGTGTAGTACTTGGAGCGCCAGTGGCAGCCTTAGTTCCTTTAGATACACCAGCTGTTACAGGCAAAAATACCGATGGAGAGCCATTAGCAGTATGTATACCCTCGGCAGTGCCTTGAGAGGTAATCAGTATGGTTTGTGGCGTACCACTCGCAGTCTTAATTACTTCTGCTATACCCGCGGCAGTTGGTAATATGGCAGATGGAGAGCCGCTAGCACCCTTAGTTCCTTTTGCTACGCCTGATGCAGTTGGCAAGAATACAGATGGGGAGCCATTAGCGCTGACTACACCTTCTACACTGGCTACGCCTTGAGAGGTTATTAATTGAGTGGTTGGAGCTCCATCGGCAGTCTTAGTTCCTTTTGCAACACCAGAGGAAGTGGGTAAGAATACTGACGGAGAACCATCTGCAGTGCGTATAACCTCACCAGTACCCTGAGAGGTAATTAACGTAGTTTGAGGTATACCGCTGGCAGTCTTAACTATCTCTGCTGCACCCGCTGTGGTGGGTAAGAAACTATTAGGTGTACCTGATGCGGTCTTTATTATTTCAGCTAAACCAGCAGCCGTAGCAATAACTATGCTTGGTGAGCCATTGGCCGTATTATCTGCCCCGGATACATTTACAGTAACAGCAATCCAACCTACATCACCATTGATTCTGTTCTCAACACCCAGGAAGAGAGCACCAGTAGGAGCTCCTAGAGGATCATTAAAGGTTATAGACGTTCCTGCAGCATTAGCCGCAGTAACAGTCATCTCAGTAGCACCAATTAAAGATTGTTGGGTATTTAAGTAGACTTTAGGCCATATAAGGCTTCCGCCTGATACTGTAGGTAAGAATACAGACGGCGTTCCATCAGCCTTCTTAATTATCGTCGCCAAACCAGACGATGTAGGTAAGAATATAGATGGGGTACCGTCGGCTGTACGCACACCTTCACTTACGCCTGATGCAGTCGGTAAAAATACAGATGGAGAGCCATCGGCGGTCTTTATTATTTCAGCAATACCGCTGGACGTAGGTAAAAATGCTGATGGGTCACCATTAGATGGTTTAATAACTTCTGCTGCGCCCGTTGAGGTAGGCAAGAAAACTGATGGTGATCCATTAGCTGTCTCACCTGTTCCCGCATCTGCATTAGCAACACCTGATGAGGTCGGCAAGAAAACCTTAGGGCTTTGTTGTTGTACGATCCCACCTATAATTATTCGTTCTGCGGCACTTGATGAAGTTGGAATAATTAATACGGGCGTACCGGTAGCAGTCTTAACTATCTTGGCTATACCTGCAGCTGTAGGTATTATTAAATCAGGGGCACCTACAGATTTTTTGATTACTTCTGCCGCACCAGAAGCTGTAGGTAGGAATGCTGAAGGTGCACCATTAGCGGTTTGATCTGGACCACCGGCAGCGTCAGCATCAGCGACACCTGCGGACGTTGGTAGGAATATGTCAACGTCG